GAGGCGCTGGCTGCCGCGGCGGCCAAGGCCTGCGCGGCGGAGACGCCCAAGCGGAAGAGGAATCAGAAATGAGGATAAGGCTCTGCGGGCAGGAGGACACCCCGGAGGTCGAGGAAAGCCTGGGACGGCGGCTGTGTGAGCAGGGGAAGGCGGTCCCCTCATCCACCACCGCTGCGCGGCGGTCCCCCTTCCCCATAGGGGAAGGCTGTGGGGAGACAGAGGGACGGACAGCGCGGAAGAGAGGGAAACGGAATGGGGCTGGCGGAGAAGATAAAGACGGACAATAAGAACGTCTTTATGAATCTGGAGCAATTCGGCAGCAGGCACACCTGGAACGGGATCCCCTTTCAATGCGTGACGGACGAAGAGGCTGCGATGATTCGGAAAAACCACAATGTGGTTGACATCAGCTGGGACAACAACACCCGGGAGACCATTCTCTACCTGCCAACAGGGACATTTCCCGGGAAAGCCTGGCCCAATGAACAGGGGTTCTTTGACCGGCGCAGCGTGAAGATCTTGCAGGTGCAGGAGGACTGCGGGATGCAGACCATCCTGCTGGTGGAATACACGAGAAAGGCGGTAGGCGGATGACCACACGGCAGAGGCTGGAGGCCCTGGAAAAATGGGCGGAAGAGAGACTGTGCCGGGGCAGGGAATACAAGAGCCCTGACCCGGAAGGGGACAGCACAAAGGTAAAAATGGCGGAACCACGGGTTTACCTGGGGTGGTTCCCGGGATGGGGCCCCAGGAAAGAGCCCTGGGAGGAAGAGAGCAGCGAGGTGCCGGGGATCCTGATCGCCCCGGGACCCATCTGCGGCCAGCAGGTGGAGGTCCGGCGCTTTGACGAAAACAGCAGAGTACGCAGGCCGCCGGAGCTGGGGCAGAAAATCCAAATTTCCATGCTGTTTTGCATCTATGAGCCGGGGATTCGGAAAGCGGGCTTTGAGGAGCTGGCAGAGGCGGAAGAGCTGGACATTGCCAGGCTCAGCGACGGCACACGGGAGGGGCTGCTGACGCTGACGGACTGGATGGACGAAGCGGCGCGGCAGCTGCTGGACACCAGGTGCATACCGGGCAGCGATCTGATCCTGCAGGAGGAGACCCTGAACTACGGGCCCTACCAGGACGTGGGCTACATTGTGGACCGGCGGCCATATTACTATGGGTTCCTGAACGCGACGTTCAACGGGTACGCCGGGGAAGGGCCTGACGCGGGTGTGGCGGAGCTGCTGATGTAAGAAAAGCGCAGACGTATGCGCTTTTGGGAATGGACAATTGACAATGGACAATTGACAATGGACAATTGACAATTTGGGGGACGCGGGGCCGGTGGGGGCATCGGTGCCTGCGGCGAGGGATTTCCGGGTGTACCGATTGGGGTGAATTCGTATGCATTCGGGTTGAAATTTCCTATCAGATATGTACGAATTCGCCTGGGGCTGTACTGAACTGAAGTGCATACCGTCCCTCATCCGTCCCGCCTACGGCGGGCCACCTTCCCCGGAGGGGAAGGCTTTCGTACAGTGCACCACCCGGAGGGGAAGGCTTATTATCAAGGAGGTAAATTGAAAATGGCAGAATATTTGCATGGCGTTTATGGACGGGTCCAGACCGAGGCGGTTGCCGGGGCTGAGGCTGCGCAGAACGCCTTTGTTTACGTGGGCACGGCGCCGGTACATATGGTTTCCGGCGGCGGGGAGAACGTCAACAAGCCCATTGTATGCCGGAACTTCGCCCAGGCCAGGGCGAAGCTGGGCTACAGCGACGACTGGGCGCACTACACCCTGTGCGAGGCAATGCAGGTCCACTTCCTGCACAACGGCGTAGGCCCCGTGATCTTCATCAACGTGATGGACCCCAAAAAGCACGTGAAGAAGGACAAGCAGACCAAGAGCCTGACGCCGGTGGACGGCAGCGTCACCATTCAGGGGGCGGAAGGGCTGGCGCTGGACAGTCTGGCCGTTACCGGCAAGACGGCGGGCACGGACTACACCGTAAGCGCCAATCTGGACAAGCACACGGTGGTGCTGACGGAGGTAAGCGCCGGGAGCCTGGGCACTGAGGCGCTGACCATCACCTACCAGGAGGCGGACCCGGAGGCCGTAAAGGAAGCGGACGTCATCGGCAGCACGGACGGCTACGGCAGAAATACGGGGATCTGTGCCATTCAGAACGTATATCAGCTGACGGGCTTTATCCCCTCCTTCCTGCTGTGCCCCGGCTTCGGCAGCGGCAAGGCGGTGCATGACGCCCTGGCGGCCAACAGCCGGAAGATCGGCGGGCACTGGGACGGCTATATGTTCACGGATCTGCCCATTGCGGCAAGCGATGGGGCTGTGGGGCTGGACAAGGCGGCGGAGAAGAAGCAGAGCCTGGGCTTCACCCTGGAAAATGAGACGGTATACTTCCCCATGGCCCTGGGCACGGACGGGAAGCACTACCACCTGAGCGTACTGGCGGCGGCCAATCTGCAGGCGCTGCTGGCGGACCAGGACGGCGTACCCTACAAGACGGCCAGCAACACGGCGGCGGAGATCATCCAGAATCTCTACCTGGGGGAGAACGACACGGACCGGGTATTCCCCGACGGCGTGATCAACGAGGCCCTGGGCAAAAACGGCATTGCTTCCGCGGCCTTTGTAGGCGGCAAGTGGGTGATCTGGGGCGCCCACAGCGCGGACTACGGCCCCGGCAGCGGCAACAGCCTGAACATCTCGGAAGTGAACCGGATGATGCTCTACTACATCTCCAACGATTTCCAGCACCGGAACGCGGAGAACGTGGACAAGACCATGACCCGGAACGACATTCAGGCGCTGGTTGCCCAGGAGCAGGCGCGGCTGGACGCCATGGTCAAATCCGGGGCGCTGTGCTACGGCAAGTGCCGCCTGGACACCGGGGCGGAGGCTCTGGGAGACCTGGTGCAGGGGGATTTCACCATCGTATTTGATGTGACCGTGACCCCGCTGTGCAAGAGCCTGACGGCTGTGGTGAACTGGACGGAAGCGGGCATTGCGGTCTACTACCAGGGAATGACGGAGTAAGGAGGAAACGAGAATGCTGCGGAAAGTTTACAACAATGTGGAGGGCCACAGAGTGCTGGACGGCGGCCAGGTCTGCGAGGACATTACCAGCATCAGCCTGCCCACTCTGAGCAACACCACCAGCACCATCAAGGCTTCCGGCATGGCCATGGACGTGGACGTGCCGGACACCACTCACATGGAGGCGGCGGAGATCGGCATCTCCCACAACAACGGCGTGAACTGCAAGCTTTTGGCGGCACCGGGCAAGCACAGCCTGGAAGCCAGAGTGGTGCGGCAGCGCTACAATGTGCAGGCGGGCGCCATCGAGCACGAGCAGGTGAAGTTCCGGGCCACGGTGCTGCGCAAGAGCACCGAAAAGGGCACCATCGAGACCGGCAACCCCTACGGCAGCACGGAAAAATTCTCCGTACTGCGCTACGAGGAGATCGTGGACGGGGAGACGGTTATGCTGATTGACGCCATGGCGGGGATCATTATGGTGAACGGGGTGAACTACACGGACCCGGTGGAGAATCTGCTGAAGTGAGAAAAGCGCAGACGTATGCGCTTTTGGAAATTGACAGTTGACAATGGACAGTTGACAATTATGGAAGGAATATCAAAAATGGAAGAAATCAAAAATCAGGAAGAAAAGAAAGCGGAGGCTGTGAAGAATCTGATGGACCCGGGGGAGCAGCTGCGGCTGGTTCGGAAGGGGAAGATGAAGCTCAGTGCGCCCATTCAAGACGGGGAACGGACTGTGGCGGAGCTGAGCTGGGATTTTGGGAAGCTGACGGGGCTGGAATACGCGGAGGCTCTGGACAGCGGAGACGGCCAGAACAATTTCCGGATGACGAACACCCAGGCGCTCTGCCTCTTCGCCGCGGCTGCGGCAAAGGTGACGGAGGGCCTGAGCGCCCGGGAGATCCTGAAGGGGCTGGACGGCATGGACGCGCCGGCGGCCATCCGGGTGGCGACCATTTTTTTCACGGCTTCTTTCCGGGTGGGAAACCGGAATATCTCCGAAGCGTGACGGAGGCGGCCATGGTCAGCCGCAGCGGCATTCCGGAGCTGCTGGGGCTGCCCATAGGGCTGTTTTTTGAGATCCGGCAAGCCATCCGGGAGAATCTGGAAAGGGCGGCGCAATGATGCGGATATTCTACAACGGAACGGACATTACGGCAGCCTGCTGCCCGGAGGAGGCCATCTACTACGACAGGACCGGCAAGGCGGACAGCCTGGAGCTGACGCTGCCCTTCGGGGAACGGTGGATCAGCTGGGGCACGGAGGCGGGGGACACCCTCCGGGTGATCCGGGAGGGCTGCGACACCGGGGAGATGTACATCACGGCGGCGGAGCTGGACGGCGGGAAATGGCGGATCCTGGCCACGGCGGCGAAACCCAAATGCCGGAAGAAGGGCTACAGGGTCTACAGCGGAACCATGCTCCGGGTCTGCGCCCGGGCGGCGGGAGAAGGAGATTCTTTCTTTTCCTGCTGGGGCGTGGAGGACATGGATCTGGGCACCGCAATAAGGAGCGGGGAGACCCCCGGGGAATTCCTGAACCGGCTGGCGGGGTACGCCGGGGCGGCGCTCAAGACCTACAACGGAGCTTTCCGGATTATCGGCATCCGGAAGGCCCAGGAGCGGGCGGCCATACAGACCCTGCGCCTCCGGGCGGAGCAGCCGGGGGTGCGATACCTGCGGCGGTTTGACCTGGGGACGGCGAAGCTGACGGTGGGGACCGGGGCAGGGCAGGTAAGCGCCTGGGAGACGGAAGAGGGGCCGGGGCCGGAGGAGACCGTAACCGGGACCCCTGCCCGGGAGGCGGCCCCAGCGGGGACCATTGCCCGGAACCTGCTTCTGGCGAAAAACCGGCAGAGGGAAGAGCTGACGGTGGAAACGGCGTTCGCACCGGGCTGGACGGCTCTGGGGCGGATCGACACCGAGGGAGCCGGGGCCCTGGGCGGGCAATGGATCCTGGAAGAGGTGCGGCAGGACCTGAAGAACGGGCGGACCAGGGGGAGGATGGTTCGGGTGGTGGAATGAAGCGGGGCGACAGGGATATCTATTGACCGGGCTCCCTCATCCACCACCGCTGCGCGGTGGTCCCCCTTCCCCCACGGGGAAGGTTTTTAAAGGAAGGAGGCGGAGGGGATGGAGAAATGGGAGCTGCTGAAAGCGACCTATGAACTGTTCCGGCCGCCGAGAAGAAGGACGGTGAGCCAATGGGCGGATGAAAACAGGATTCTGGTTTCGGATTCCTCCAGCGAGGCGGGCCGTTGGCGGACGGACAGGGCGCCCTATCAGAGAGAGATCATGGACGCCTTTACGGACCCCAAAATCTACGAAATCGACGTTATGGCATCGGCCCAGGTGGGCAAATCGGAGATCCAGCTGAACATGATCGGTGAGGCTGTGGACGAAGACCCGGGGCCCATGATGTATGTACAGCCCACCAAGGAAATGGCGGAGGACTATTCCAAGCGGCGTATTGCGCCCATGATCTCCGCCTGCCCCACGCTGCGGGAAAAGTTCTACGCGGCCAAGGGCAAGGACAGCAACAACACCATCAGCATGAAGCTATTCCCGGGCGGGAGCCTGGCCATCATTGGGGCAAACAGCCCCACGGACCTGGCCAGCAAACCCATCCGGTATTTATTATGCGACGAAATAGACAGGTTCCCGGATTCGGCGGGGACCGAGGGCGACCCCATCGCGCTGGCGGAACGGCGGACGGAGACCTTCCGGCACAACCGGAAGATCGTCAAGTGCTCGACCCCCACCATCAAGGGCAAGAGCAAGATCGAGAAGGCGTTTATGAAGGGAACACAGGAGGAGTGGCGGACGGAATGCCCCCAATGCAAAAGCTTTTCATTCATCCGGTTTGACGACATCCGCTTTGACCGGGAGGAATTCCGGGACGAAGACGGGAAGAAGGACTGGATCGTCACGAACGCCCGGTGGCGGTGCCCGGTATGCCAGAGGGAGATCCCGGAGGCGGAAGCGAAGCGGCTTCCGGCGAAGTGGTTTGCCCGGAACCCGAAGGCCCTGGCAAACGGGATCCGGTCCTTCCGGCTAAGCGCCTTTATGAGCCCATGGTCAGACTGGCGGGACATCGCACTCTCCTTTCTCCACGCCAAGGATGACCCCCAGCTATTGCAGGTTTTCCACAACACCATGCTGGGGGAGAGCTGGGAGCTGCGGGAGAGCAACAGCGAGCCCCAGCAGCTCTACGGGCGGCGGGAGCACTACAACGCCCAGGTGCCCACGGGGGTGCTGGTCATGACCATGGGAGTGGACACCCAGGATAACCGGCTGGAATACGAGATCGTAGGCTGGGACCGGGACGAGCAGAGCTGGGGCATCCAGCGGGGAATCATCCCCGGGCGGCCCGATGCGCCGGGGGTCTGGGAAGAGATCGACAACCTGTTGGAGCAGGAATGGGAAATGGCCAACGGAATGACCCTGCGGATATCCGCCACCTTTGTAGACTCCGGCGGTCACTTTACCTCGGACGTTTACCGGCAGTGCGCCCGGCGGGAAATGCGGCGGGTTTTTGCCATCAAAGGCGAGCCGGGTGAGGGCAAGGCCTACGTCAGGCTCATGAAAAAGGAAAAGGACGCCCCAAAGGGGACCCGGTTCATGATTGCCGTAGACAGCGGCAAGGAGGCGATTCTCTACGGGGCCGGGGTGGAGGAGCCGGGGGCACGGTTTATGCATTTCCCCGTAGGCGACGACCGGGGGTACGACCTGGAATTCTTCCGGGGGCTGCTTTCGGAAAAGCAGATGCTGGTAAGGCGGCGGGGACAGAATGTGATTACCTGGGAGAAGGTACACGAGCGGAACGAGCCTCTGGACTGCCGGAACTACGCCAGAGCCGCCTACAAGTTTTTCCACTGGGACTTTACGAAAGTGGAAAAGATCCTGCGGGGGGAGGACACGGAACCGCCTGTGACCCGGAATGAGGCGGCGAGGAAAAGGACGAAGCGGGTTATCAGCAAGGGAATTCAGGTATAACAGCCTTCCCCTGGGAGGGCGGTGCGTCGCGCAGCGAATTGGATAGATTGATTGCCTGCGGCAATCACACCCTAAAAAGTGAAGGTGGCCCGCGGGCCGGATGAGGTTGAGGCTGGAGGAATAAAACGGAGGCGGTATATAACCCGAAGTCTCGACCTCATCCGCTTCGCTACGCTCAGCACCTTCCCCTCCCAGGGGAAGGCTTGACTCCCGCCCATCAGATTTCCTGTTCATTCAAGACGCATAAGGTTTTAGATGCAGAGGCGACTATCAACTATTGATTTGCATCGCAGGGGGAAGGCTTTTTTAGGAGGTATTATGGGAATTACGACGATCTGGACGCTGGCGGAGGCGCAGGAGATGGTGGGGGAGCTGAAAAAGGCCATCCGGTCCATTGTTTCCGGCACGGCGAAGAGCTACAAGATCGGGTCCAGGGAATACTCGGCGCTGGACCTGAACGAATTGCAGGCCCAGCTGAATTATTTCGGCAACATTGTGGAAAGCCTCAGCGGAAAGGGCCGGGCCACCCGGGTAAGCCGGGTGGTGCCGAGGGATCTGTGATGAAATGGCTTCCCCTGGGGCGGTGCGTCGTGCAGCAGTCAGAACCGATATGGAACCAGCTTAGGCAGCTGCCTGTTCTGTTTACCGGAACAAAATTGTGAAGTTTGCTCCGCACGGGTTCTGCGTCCCGACCCTCATCCGTCAGGGCTGCGCCCTGCCACCTTCCCCCAGGGGAAGGCTTTTGGAGGAGGTACTATGGAAGTTGAGAGAGGAATCGCGGCGGAGGTTACGGAAGCGGGGGTGCGGGTGGGGAGCCTGGACAGGCCTGGGATCGTGACGCCGCCGCTGAAAAATTTATATACGGGCACGCTGGCCGAAAAGGACAGGGTGCTTTTTGTTTTGTTCCCGGACGGGGAAGGGTTCCTGCTGGGAAAGATCTGAGGAGGCAGAAGTGTGGCGGGCGGAAAAGAATTAAGAGCCGACATTATCATCGGCGGCAAGGCGGACGCAAGCTTTTACGCCCTGGGCGGAGCACTGCAGACCCTGGGCGGGCAGCTGAGCGTCATCAGTGACAAGCTCATAGACTTCGGGACTGAATCCACCAAGGTTTACACCGGCTATGAAGACAACCTGCTGGACACCCAGGTTGCCCTGCGGACCCAATACGAAAGCGCCAGCGAGCTGCAGAAGGTGATGAAGCAGCTGGACGCGCAAGCCATGCAATGGGCCAACGACACCAGGTTTACCACCACGGACGTGACGGAGGCCATTTCGGAGGCCAGTCACGCGGGCTGGGACCTGAACAAGATCCTGGCAGGGATTCCGGCGGCCATGAACATCTCCATGGCCGGGTCCATGAGCCTGAGCGAGGGCCTGGAATACCTGGTGGACATCACCAACGCCGCGGGGCTGAGCTTTGAGGACCTGAGCACGCTGACGGACTACTGGGCCTACGCCGCCAACAAGAGCAGCACCACCATTCCGGAAATGGGCGCGGCCATGCAGAAGATGGGCGCTACCATGAGCTTCGTCAAGGGGGACATGGCGGGGCTCACCACCATGCTGGCGGTGCTGGCCAACAACGGCACCAAGGGCACGGAAGCGGGCACGCTGCTGCGCAACAGCATGATAAGGCTTTTGGCCCCCACGCAGACGGCGGCGGAGGCCATGGAATCGCTGAACCTGAGCAGCGACGAGCTGGAAGAGATCTATTCCAACACGGCCAACCTGGAAAAGGCAAACGCGGCGCTGGAAGAGGCGGGGTTTTCTGCCTATGACGCCAACGGAAACCTGAAATCCTTCCTGACCACCTTCGAGGACCTGAACAGGGCCACAAAGGGCATGACGGAGCAGGAGCGGAACGAGGTGCTTTCCGCAATCTTCCCCAGCCGGACCATTACGGGGGCACTGGCGCTGCTGGACGCCGCCGGGAAGGGCTGGGACGGGCTCTACGACAACATCCGCGCCAACGGTTCCGGATACGCCGAATATGCCGCCGAGACCATGGAAAGCGGACTGGGCGGGGCACTGCGGCACCTGGAAAGCGTCTACAATGTGACCCAGACCCGGACGGGCAAGGCCCTGAGCGGGCTGGTGGAGACCGGCGCGGAAGGCATCAGCGGACTGCTGGACAGGGTAAACGGCATGGACGACAGCAGTTTCCGGGGGCTGGTGGGCGGCCTGACGGGAATCGCGGCAGTGGGGCCGGGGCTGACCATCGCGGGCGGGGCTGTCCGGCTGATCTCCATGATCCTGGGAACGGGGACCATCGGGAAGCTGGCGCTGGCGGGGACGGCCCTGGCCGGTATCGCCGGGGCCATGGCGGCCTACAATGAGGCCCAGGAAGAGGCGAGCTTCGGGGACCTTTCCCTGGACACGGAGGCCGTAGGGGAGAATATCCGAGAGCTGAACAAGGCGTTCCGGGACGGGAAAAAGGACATCGAAGCCTACGGCCAGGCGGCGGAGGAGGCCCTGAGCAGCTATGCGACGGCTTCCGGCAGCCTGAAAGAGGGACTGCTGAACGGACTGTTCAGCGGGGGTTCTCTCACGGAGGACGACAAGCGGAACTTTCTGGAGCTGGGAGACCAGGCGGCACAGGCTGTGCTGGAGGGCATCCAGGCGGGCTACCGGGAGGCGAAGGCCGGGGCGGAATTCTTCTCCGGCGGCGAGACGGACGGGGTCTGGGCCGGAGTGCTGGACACCCTGGAATACGGATATTCCGACGCAATTCAAACGGCCCAGAGCCTTTCCAATCAGCTGCGGGAGGCAATGACCAGCGCGTTTGCGGACGGAAACCTGACCAGTGCGGAAATCGACAACATTCAGAGCATTTTGCAGCAGCAGAATGCTCTGATCGCCATGGCGGCGGACGCCAAAAACGCCACGGAGCGGGAGAAGATCCTCCGGCAGGCCCAGACCCTGGGGCTGGACGGCCTGGAGGAAGTGAGCACGCTGGCGGAGAACCAGCGGGACGCGGAGCTCCAGAGCCTGGAGGACAACTACTGGGACACCTACTACCAGACGAAGCTCTCCGGAGAGCTGAAGATCAAAAACGGGGCAAAAAAGGCGGACGGGACCCTCTACAGTCAGGCGGACCTGGACCGGGAGCTGAACGCCCTGTGGGACGGAGATCCCGACAATCCCTTTGACGGGTATGTGGGGAAGCGGAAAGAGGCGGAGGCAAGCTACGTCAGCTTTTTGCTTGACCTTTACGAGACGACGCTTTCCGGGAGCGAATACGGCGATGCTTTTGAAGCACTGCGGAATGCCACAGAGCAGGGGATGGAGGCCGGGGACTTCTCGGAGTATGTCAAAAGCTACAAAAAGGAGACCAGTTGGAGTACCAGGCGGAATCTGAGCAAATACCTGAAGAAGATGATCCTGGCGGCGGGCGGCGATGATAGCCTGCTGGATATTGCGGACTATTATTCACAGGCTGGGAATCAGGAGGCAGCGGACAACCTCACGTCGCTTCTGAGCTATTATGCGGTTTCCGCGGGAGACTACACGCCATTCCGCCGAACAGAATCCGGGAGCTTTCTATACGGAATCATGGACGAGAATTCGGATATGGAAAACCCGGACTGGCTGGCAGACGGACAAAGCGTTACCGTGGATATGCAGCCCAACGCGGAGCCCCTGCAGCAGGCAATCGCGGCGGCGGACGGGCAGAGCATCACCGTAACGGTAAACGGCGACACCACGCCTTTGCGGCAGGCGGTGGCAAGCGCCGGGGCAGGGGGAAGCACAGGGGGAAGCCGGACCGAAACCTATGGGGGAAGAGTCGAAAAATTCGCTGAGGGCGGACGGGCTACGGAAGCTTCCATCTTCGGCGAGGCCGGGGCGGAATGGGCCATTCCGGAGAGCCACAGCCAGAGAACGGCGGAACTCCTGAACGCCGCCCGGGCGGCCAGCGGCTTCACCTGGGGGGATCTCATCAGCCGGAACGGCGGACTGAACGCCGGAAACAGCGCGAAAATCGGGGAAATCATCTACAGCCCCACGATCTACGCCCAGGATTCCCGGGGCGTGGACGCGGCGCTGCGGGAGGACAAGGAACGGTTCGCGCGGTATTGGCGGGAACGGGAGCTGCGGGAGGCGGTGGAGAGGGTATGAGTAGAGAGTGCAAGCCGGAAGCCACTACTGCCCCTCATCAGTCACGGCCCGCTGGGCCGCGACAGCTTCCCCCAGGGGAAGCCTTTGAGGGGTGTATTTATGGGGTATGAATATTTATGCAGCGCCGGGGAGACCTTTGATTCTGTGGCGCTGGCGGTTTACGGGGACGAAAAGTACGCGGCGGAGCTGATGGCGGCCAACGGGGAATACCTGCAGAGAATGGTATTTTCCGGAGGCGAACGGCTGATGCTGCCGGAGGTCGGGACAGTGCTGGACAGGACCGGGGAGGACACGGGGACGGCACCCTGGAAATGAGGTGATTTTTTTGGAGCTGGCGAGATTTGGAGACGCTGTGTTTGGCGTGGCGGAGAGCGGGGCCATGCTGTTTGAAAAGCTGAAGATCTCCGCCGGGTGCGAGACGGAGAGCCAGGAATCCGGGGGACAGGGATTTGTGACCCGGAAGAAGGGCAGCCCCATGGAGGTAACACTGACGGCGATATTGCACTCCGGGCTGGGACTGGACGTACAGAAAAAGGCCATGGAGCTGTTTGACATGGC